CGCATATCCCATGCTTTTTCCAAGAATGGTGTCGTATATAAAACGAAGTTTATCCTCTGAAACGGCTGGATTAAGTAGGGTATTGTACTTTATAGCCATTGGCCATACTGTCATCTCCCATTCATGGGTCGGGTAAATAAGGCCATATTCACTAATAAACTGTTCTATGTCTTGCTCAATCATGTTTTATAACCAAAAAGCTGTATAGGTATGCGGAACTTCCAAGAGAAATTCGGGCCTATACAGCTTTTTAGTTATAAAAAACTCTTGAAAAGTGATCCGCATGTTTTTTATAATAGCTTAGTGTTTAAAAACAACGAATGTGGATAAGCAACATAACACAAATTATTTAGATTGTAAATAATTCTGCATGGTAATTCTGCATGGTAATTCTGCCTGCCTGTATATATAAATACCATGCACCAAGCAGAATACTCTTTTTAAATGATTGTGAATAATCATCACAAGTGAACTTGCTTGTTTTTATCCCTTTAAAGGGGATAAAAACTAAGCAAAACCCCTTTCACTGCAAAATTTCTGCTTTCTGCTTGGTAATTGTATCAAAATACCAAGCACCAAGCAGAAATATGGCTAAGAATAACAAAATCGCTTTTAGGTTTATTATGTTTTTGATAAGTTTTTTGGGGAGGATTATATTTTTGCAAAAACTTATCCACAGATGGGTATGCTTGACAATAATTTAATTATAATGATAATGAGCAGGTGGAGATTAAAATAGAGAAAATCAAATAGCAAATTAGAGAATTAATAAAAAAATGAATATTAAATTGATCAAATGTCCTATTTGTACTATTGGATTTCTGAAACAAGGACTATCAAACCACATTATCAATCGGGCTGAAGGTGAAGCATATAGGACAATGAACAATTTATTGTCAAGTAATCATCGAGGCAAAATTGTAGCAAGTAGTGCTGTTTTACTGAGAAATATGCCTCATTTAAGATTCTTTCGACAAAATCTAAAAGATAAAAAGCATTTTATTTATGAGAAGTGATAATTATAAAAAATTTCTATTGCAGAAAAAGAAAATCAGCAGTTCTATGGGAATATCGGATTTTGGACATTTACTTAATAAATATATGTTTCCTTTTCAAAAGGAGATCGTATCTAAAGCGTTAATAAAAGGAAAATATGCCATATTTGCTGATTGTGGCCTTGGTAAAACACTTATGCAATTGTCATGGGCAGAGATAGTTAGTAAAAAAACAAATAAGTCTGTTTTGATCCTTGCACCATTAGCGGTATCTCGTCAAACAAAGAGAGAAGGTGATAAATTCGGCATTGATGTAAAAATAATCAGAAGTCAGTTAGAAATAGGACAACCGGGAGTGTATATATCTAATTATGAAATTGTGCATAAATTTGATCCTTCTGAATTATCTGGAATTGTATTAGATGAAAGTAGTATTTTAAAGAGTTTTGATGGAAAAACTAAAGAATATATCATTTCAGAATTTTCTGAGGTTCCTTATAAACTTGCTTGTACTGCTACACCTTCTCCAAATGATTTTATGGAATTAGGCAATCATGCTGAATTTTTGGATATATTGTCTCGGGTGGAGATGCTCGCTACATATTTTATCAATGATGCTAGTGATACTGGCACATGGAGGATTAAAGGCCATGCCGAAGATGAGTTTTGGCAATTTGTGGGTTCATGGGCTGTAATGATACAAAAGCCTTCTGATATTGGATTTAGCGATGAGGGTTATGATATTCCTCCACTTATCATAAAAGAGCATATCATTCCGAGTGAAATACAAGACGGATTATTGTGTTCAATGCCAGTAACAACATTGAGTGAAAGGCGCGGAGCGAGAAAGTCATCTTTGTTAGATAGAGTCAATCTTGCCAGAGAAATAGTAAAAGAGGATAAAAGTTATTTAATATGGTGTGATCTTAATGATGAATCTGCCAAATTAAAAGAGATATTTTCAGATAGAAATAATGTTGCAGAAGTAAAAGGAGCCGATACATCAGAATATAAAGAAAGTTCTCTTATAGGTTTTTCAAATGGAGATGTTCAGATTTTAATAAGCAAGCCATCAATAGCTGGATTTGGCATGAATTGGCAGAATTGCAATGAAATAATTTTTTGCGGTTTATCTGATTCTTATGAGAAATTTTATCAAGCTATAAGAAGGTGTTGGCGATTCGGACAAACTAAACCTGTGACTGTTCATGTGATTATTTCAGAAAGAGAGATTGTAGTTTTAAATAATATTAAAGAAAAACAGAAAAACCATTCGAGAATGTTTATTCAAATGACTAGAAATATATCCAGTAGATTTTATGATAAGAAATTAATTAATATATATATGGAACATGAAATAATACAGAAAAAATTTAGAATAATATTAGGAGATTGTGTCGAAAAGATTTTACAAATTGATGACAATTCCATTGATTTTTCCATTTTTTCTCCTCCTTTTGCTTCTCTCTATACATATTCTGCGAGTGAAAGAGATATGGGAAATTGTAAAAATAAATCAGAATTTTTTGACCATTTTTCATATTTAATAAAAGAATTATATCGAGTATTGAAACCCGGGAGATTGGTATCGTTTCATTGTATGAATTTACCGACAAGCAAGATGAGAGACGGATATATAGGTTTAACTGACTTTCGTGGTGATTTAATCAGAATGTTTATGAATGAGGGTTTTATTTATCATAGTGAAGTATGTATTTGGAAAGACCCAGTTGTTGCCATGCAACGCACTAAAGCATTAGGTCTTTTGCATAAACAAATTAAAAAGGATAGTTCTATGTGTCGGCAAGGAATAGCTGATTATTTAGTAACCATGAGAAAACCCGGAATAAATAATAATCCTATAATCCACAATGCAGAGGATTTTCCTGTAAATGAATGGCAAAAGATAGCTAGTCCTATTTGGATAGATATCCGACAAGGTGATACTTTGCAAAGACAGAGCGCTCGTGAAGATAAAGATGAAAAGCATATTTGCCCTTTGCAATTAGGAGTGATCGAAAGAGCCTTGTGGTTATGGAGTAATCCTAACGATTTAGTATTATCTCCTTTTATGGGGATTGGTAGTGAGGGCTATGTTTCATTGAAACTTGGGCGAAGATTTATTGGGATAGAACTGAAAAAATCGTATTTTGACCAAGCTATGAAAAATTTGGAAATAGCAGTTATAGAAAGTCAAAAAAGAACATTATTTGATATTTTAGATGATCCACTTTGATTACTTATCCACAAAAGTATAGGGTTGACAGCACTTTCAATATGATTATAATAAAAATATATGGAGATTAAAGAAATAGAGCCGGTAGAGCCAATAGGGTTAAAATGCGTTTATTGCTCATGGGAGTGGGTAGCAAGGGTCATAATGCCCAAGGTTTGTCCGAAGTGCCATAAATTTCTCCCATGGAAAAAAGATAAAAATGTTCTTTTAGTAGATTAACGAGACTTATCGGGCAGATTAGGCTTTAAAGTGATCTTACGAGATTACTCTACCGGTTTAATCTAAGCGAAGGTTTGGTACTCAAGTGTTCGACATTTGAGGCAAGGGTATGAAACATCTCTTCCATTCAAGGGGGCAATAATCATACCCTTACCTTAGAATGTCGAATTTTATAAGATAATATACAAAATAAGTAAATATATGGAGGAAACACAACAGGACATAGTGGAAAACGAGGAGAAAGGTCGAGAAGCAGACAAAGAGGCCGAGGAGTATCAAAGACATGAAAATTAGACTTGAAACAACCGGCAAGACAGATATTTATACCAAGTTTGAGGTTTATCTCGATGATACGGCCAAAGGTGAATTACAGATGACCCATGAGGAATTAGTTAAGTTTGCGCATCGTTTATTTAATAATTTTGAAATCAATGAGATCAGCAACTGATAAAATGCAATATCTATTCGATTATCATAAACATACTATGGATTTTGTTACTGATTCGATTTTAGGGAAATGTGAACATAAAAACATATTACCCATACAGGACAGTCCAGATGGTATAAGATTAAAATGCGTAAATTGCCAAGAGGAGGAATAATTTATTGTTAAATATGGAAAAAACAGACAAAATTATAGGTTATAAAGGATTTGACAAAGACTGGAAATGCCGTGGTATGCAGTATGAAGTGGGGAAGGAATATACTCACGAAGGTAATATAGAATTGTGCAAAGAGGGACTGCATTTCTGTGAAAATCCATTGGATTTATTTGATTATTACTCAATACCAGATAGCCATTTTGCGGAAGTTGAAGCGACAGGCGTGGACGAAAAAGTTGAAGCGACAGGCGTGGACAAAAAAATCGATCCGGACTCCAAACGAGTGGCTAAAAGATTGAAAATAAAAGCAGAATTGGGGTTAGGGGAATTGATAGGACTTGGTATTAAGTTGCTTTTCGATAAAGTTAAATGGACGAAAGATAATAGTGCCACAGGCTACCAAGCAGGAGCGCAGGCCACGGGAGACCGAGCAAGAGCGCAGGCCACGGGAGACCGAGCAGGGGCGCAGGCCACGGGAGACCGAGCAGGAGCGCAGGCCACGGGAGACCAAGCAGGCGCGCAGGCCACGGGCTACCAAGCAGGCGTGCAGGCCACGGGAGATTGGGCAGTGGCAACGGCAGTCGGAGATGAGAGTTCGGCAACAATATCCAAAGGAAAGGAATTAGCAGAGGGTTGTGCTTGTTCTTTTGGCAGAAGCGGAAAAGCAAAAGGGGATAAAGGCTGTTGGCTAACGCTTGCCGAGTGGAAGAATATTGATAACCAGTGGCACCGCATTGATGTCCAGACCAAAAAGATAGATGGGGACGAGATTAAGGAAAATGTGTTTTATCAATTAGTAGAGGGTAAGTTTAATGAAGCGTAATATGGAAAAAGAACTATTTGAACTTGAACACTCTACCCACGATGAAGTGAGGAAAAATATCCAAGAATGTGAGGGCAACCATTTTCAGCAAGTCGCATTTAGTAGCTACCACGATACCCTGACCCAAATATGTTATGGCTGTCGAAAAATCCGCAAGGGGAGATAGAACTTTACCAGTAACACACTAACGAGGAGAAGGATAATTTAAGGGAATTATGAAAGAACACGAACACAAATACATAGCAGGACCAATCGGTGATGAGTGCGACTTTTGCGGACTTTTAAAATCAACGATTGAGAAGTTGGAGGGCAAAAAGAACAAATCTTTAAGATTATTAAATGAAATGACTACGACAGAACTACAAGACTGGGAGAATATAATAGATGCTTTTGAGCAAAACTTTCCTACCAAAGAGCAGGTGATAGTTTTTGTGCCAGTAGACATTAATGGTTGGGACTTTACAAGGTACTTTGAGGAAAAGTTAATAGAACTCCTCGTCTCCTGTAAAAAGCAATGGGTGAAGGAGATGGAAAAGAAGCTCATGCAACACTTTGACTCCCTTGAAAATGCTGATCTCGATACCAGCACAGAGCAGTGGAAAAACTACAAGTTTATCCGCAATAATATACGAGATGTCCTTAATTCAGTCGAGAAGGAATTAATTAAGTAAATTTATGAAAAAAGAGAAGGAAAACGAAGATCAAGATATAAATGTTCTAACAAAGAACAAAAACAAAAAAGTTCAAGACTTCGTTGATACGCTAAAAGATAATCCTAAAGAGATCATTGCATGGGCAAAAAGGGAGATCAACGAATACGAAGCGTTGATTAAAATACTAGAAAAAAGACTAGCAAAAAAACATGAGTGATATTGATAGAAAAATAATCATGTATGCGACTACCGAAGGAGGAGATGGCAGAGTGCAACAAATAGGCATATATGAAGCTTTGGAAGATATAGAAGTTATTATCCGTATGTTTGCACCCGAAGTGGTGATCTCTCTTGAATGGGAGAATGAAAAGGTGTTATAATAATATCATCGTTCTTTAAGAGGAGAGTTGACTGAATATTCCTGTTGTAAGCGGGAAAAAGTGCAAGAAGAAAGTCCGGAGGGACGAGTAATCTTGGCAAGTGCCGATAACATGAATCAATTTACTTACACGGCGCATCTGTGGATTATTCTAGGTAAAAAATTGCCCACGGACTCTCTTCTTAGTGAATGAAGTATCGCAACACTTCCATGAAAGGCCAAGAATTTCTAATAGTAATATTATCTCTAAGCCTAGGAGCTTCTGCTATACTTTTTTATAGTGATGGGTGGTTAGGTATTTTTCCTCTTATTGGGGGGATACTAATTGGCACATTGTGGGGCATATTTAGATGACACCAAATGATAAACGAATCAAGATAGCTGATATGGTCTTAATAAAATGGCATAAGAAGGCAAATCAATGGTGTAGGTCGGAATGGAAAAATGGAGCGCAAAAGGTTAGTTTTCATTTTTCTAAAGAACATGTTATAATTAAATGACCGGACTTTTGGAGAGGTCTGGATGTCTCGGGCCCGAGGTGTGTACGCAAAGCAGGAGGACAAAAATATATTTTTATAAAAATGAACCTTCCTGCTTTTGTGTTATAATATGAATATGAAAACTTTTTTTGTATTAGTGGTGTTAGCTCTGCTAATTAGTTTTTTTTGGATTAAGTTGCGATATAGAGAAAATAGCGTAATGGTTGATCCTCCAGTTTATACTGAATTTGAAACAAAGGTCGTACCAGTTGTCGAGACGGAAAAGATGGAGTATGAAGATTATGAGGATTATGGAAATCCGTCTGCGAGTGATAAGTTGTAATTATGCCGCTTTTTACGATATTTAGATAATATGGCAAGACCTTCGATATTTACAGAAGAATTAGGGCAGAAAATTTGCCAAAGAATTTCAAGCGGAGAAAGCCTGCGTTCCATTGTAAAAGATGAAGAAATGCCTTCGTCTTCCTCTATTTTTAGATGGTTGCTAGATGAGGATAAAAAAGAATTCTGGGAGCATTACGAAAAAGCTAGGAACATTCAAGCCGAAATGATGTTTGAAGAAATCTTGGATATTGCTGATGATGGACAGAACGATTGGATGGAACGCGAGTACAAAGATGGCAGTTCATATATAACATTAAATACTGAACATTTTGGTCGTTCTCGATTAAGAGTAGATACCCGAAAATGGTATTTATCGAAAGTCCTACCTAAGAAATATGGAGACAAGATGGATTTAACATCTGGTGGCAAACCAATTCCTTTGCTTAATTATGTTCGGGATAACGACAGCAACACAAAAGATACAGAAATTAAAGAAGAGGATTAGGGCAGTTCAAGGAGGTAGTTCTGCTTCTAAGACAGTTTCTATAATATTATATTTGATAGACAAGGCTCAATCAGATAAATTCCCTACTCTTACAAGTATTGTCTCCGAGTCTTTGCCACATTTAAAACAAGGTGCGCAATTAGATTTTTTGAATATAATACAATCCCATAATCTTTTTGTGGATTCAAGATGGTATAAATCTCATCCAGCTACTTATACTTTTGAAACAGGCTCTAAAATAGAGTTTTTTTCCATCGCCGAAGCTCGTAAGGTTAGAGGGCCAAGGAGAGATAGACTTTTTATAAATGAAGCAAATAATACTCCTTTTGAATCTTTTGAACAGTTGGAAATTAGAACTAAAGAGTTTGTTTTTTTAGACTGGAATCCTACTAATGAATTTTGGTTTAATCAGGAAATTTTAGGTAAACGATCAGATGTAGATCATATAATTTTAACTTATAAAGATAATGAGGCTTTAGATAAAGCAATCGTTCAATCATTAGAGCAAAGAATGAATCGTAAAGAGTGGTGGAAAGTATATGGTTTAGGTCAATTAGGTGAAGTAGAAGGCAAGATATATAAAGATTGGAAAATCATAGATGAAATCCCTCATGAAGCACGATTAGAGCGGTATGGTTTAGATTTTGGGTACACAAATGATCCTACAGCGATAATAGCCTTGTATTATTACAATGGTGGGTATATTTTGGATGAAATAACCTATGCTAAAGGACTTTCTAATAAGCAAATAGCTGATATATTACTTAATTTAAAAAAAGCCTTAATTATAGCTGATAGTGCGGAGCCAAAGAGTATTGACGATATCAAGAGTTATCAGATAAATATACTACCAACAGTGAAAGGTAGAGACTCGGTACGTTATGGGATAAATACGGTTCAAGGACAAAATATAAGTGTTACTAATAAATCTATTAACTTGATTAAGGAATATAGAAATTATTTATGGCAGGTTGATAGAGATGGTCGGGTACTTCAAGAGCCAGAGGGGGGTTTAGATCATGGACTCGATGCGGTTAGATATGCGATAACTTCTCTTGTCCCGATTATTAAGCGCAAAGAGATGCTGTCGAATATTCCCCGATTCGCCTCTATTGCAAGAAGTAATAAAGGACTATAATGGAAGAACCAGAAGTAATTGAGATAGACCCTTTTGTGTGGAATATTCCGGAGTGTTGTAGGGAGGGATGGGAGAGTTGTCCCCACGTCGTGAAGCGACAACAAAAAAGGCGTGTTAATAAAGGCTTATGAGCGACATAAAACCAGATACATTTCAAAAAGTAAAACCACATCCAGTTCTTGCTTCGCTTCCCGATCACTTGAAAGACCCTGCTAATTATTATAAGATACAAAAAGCAATACTAGAAGCTGGATCAACAAAACATTCTCATGGCGAAATTGGTGAATGGGGTAAGTGTAAATATTGTCAGGGGAAGGAATGGAACAGGAAGGAGACAATTTTGAGATTAGGATTTAAGAATGGCACACAGTATATATTGTGGAAAAAGACACACGAGGAGATTAAGCGACGTATGCCATTATTGGATTGGAAAGACAAATGAGCATAGACGATCAAATCAATAAACTCAATTCCGTTGTTAAGTTTCGGATAGCACCTTCGAAAATACATGGTGTCGGTGTCTTTGCCATTTCGGACATTTTCAAGGGACAAAAACTATGGGCGACTGAATTTCCACAGGCTTATAAGATAAGCCCCGGGAGTTTATCGAAACTATTCCCAGAGGTAAAAGAGCTTTTGCTTGAGAGAAATTGTCAGATGGTAAACGGTACACCCTTCATGTGGCCTGATTGTCATGCTCAAGCTTATATGAATCACTCCGATGATCCGAATTATGACGCTAATTTGGACTATGCTTTAAGAGATATTGTTAAAAATGAAGAAATCACGGAGAATTATAAGTTAATACCAGGCCACGAGGAGGTATTTCCGTGGCTTAAATAAAACATGTATCAGCATCAATGTATAAAGTGCACTGTTTCGTATGAAGACTCCGATCCCGATCCATACTTTTGCGAAACCTGCATGGTCGAAAAAGCGCGTATTGCAATGGAAGTAGACACGAAGTTTGCAGGAAGGATCAGTGAACCAGTGGAGGGTGCTTTAAAACAGTATGATCGTCTGTTACGACAGAAAGGTGGTAGATTCCCTTCGATGCAAGATATAGGTATTAGTTTATAAAAATATGTTATAATAAAGATATGAAAAAAAATAAAATTAAAGAGGTGGTAGGAGAAGTTGTAGAAGAAGTCCAAGAAGAGGTAGTAGAAGAAGTTAGAGAAAAGGAAGAGGTTGTAAAGGAGAAAGAATTGATTAAATTAGTTGCGCAACTTTCAAGTGTAGATATTGACGGTAACAAGACTGTATTAAAATTTGAGGGAGAAGCAGAAACGGTGGAAGAAGCCATTAGTCAAATTACTTTGCCAAAAGGGATCAATGTCAATGTTAAATTAACAGTGATTAAGGGTTCAACTGAACTCTTGAGGTCTATTACGGCCCTAAAAGCGAGGGCTATCTTTGAAAATAAGAATGTAGCACTGCTTAAAAACATCTTTAGAGGAATTCTATAAAAATATAAATGTCTCCTTCGATTTATGAATATATAAAAGAGCAGGAGTCGCAATTCGAGACAGAGGAAGTTTCAGTTGGGAGTAATTGGAATTGGAGCTTTCGGACACACGTTCAAATGATCTTCCATTTAAAAAATGGCGTCTTTTTTACAGGTAGTAATGACTACCTTCGTGCTTTCAAAAATATAATGGAGCCAATATTAAACTTGGCTTACTGGACAGAAGATATAGAGGTAAAAGACGTTGTATTTTATATTGAGGAAGAAGGAGGCAGAGTCTTGTCTTTTCTTATTAAGAAGTATCACGATGAGGTTTATGTCAAAGAACACAATCTAGATACTTTTTTTGATGAGTTGACCGAGAGCGATCTGGATTATGGGGGCGTATTGGTGCAAAAGACAGTTAAAGAGACACCAGAAGTTATTGACCTAAACACCATAGCCTTTTGTGATCAAACTGACATGCTTGGGGGGCCAATAGGTATAAAATTGTCTATGTCTCCAGCTAAACTACGCTCTATGGAAAAAAGAGGGTGGGGTAAATCAGAAAATGGAGCCAATATATCTATATCAGAACTGATAACATTAGCAGAGCCAGAGAAGGAGATAATGGGTGATTATAGCTCTAACAAGAATAAAACATCTGGTAAAAGTATTGAGCTTTATGTTGTGCATGGCTGTTTACCAGAGGCGTACATGAAGGACAATGACAATATGGATGATTATTATGACCAGATCCATATTGTGGGTTTTTATGCCAATAAGAATAAGGAGAAGCAGGGTGTAACTCTTTATCGTAAACCTGAAAAAGAAGGGACACTAAAGTTCCACACATCTAAGAAAGTAACGAACAGAGCACTAGGCCGTGGCGAGGGAGAGGCGTTAATTCATCCACAAGTTTGGACTAATTGTTTGACGATCTGGAAGCACGACATGTTGGAGGCTGGCTCAAAAGTTCCTTTAGTTACGGATGATCCAAATTATAGTAACCGAAATAAGATTCGGGACATGGAGACGTTGGAGGTTACTGTTATTGATGATGGTAAGTCTATAAAGCAAGTTCCAACAGTCGCTCCAGCTAATATTCAGCTGTTTGCAAATAGTATAAACGAGTGGTATGACCACGCTCAACTTACAGGTTCAGCGTTTGATCCTGTTATTGGTAAGCAATCAGTATCAGGTACTACCTTCAGAGGACAAGAGAGGCTCGTTTCTCAAGGGGCAGGTTTGCATGATCGCAGAAAAGGACAGAGAGCTAAGTTTATAGAAGAAGTTTATCGTGACTCTATCATACCGGATATTAAGAAGGCAATAATTGGTGGCAAGAAGTTTTTAGCAACGCTGACTTCTGATGAAATGTCATGGGTGTCGGAACAGTTGGCAGAAAATCACGCCAATAGAGAAAGAAACGAGGATGTGTTAAACGGGGAAATACCACGAGATAAAGAAACATTAAGGCAAGATTTCTTAACAAGTTTTAGAAAAACCGGCAACCAACATCTCATAGAGATACTTGAGGATGAGTTTGACGGTGTAGAAATGAAGATCGGCATAAACGTGGCAAATAAACAGAAAGACTTGGCGGCTATGTCAGATAAGATACTTTCTATCTTCCAGTTTATATTTGCTAATCCACCAGCTTTTCAACAGGCTATGCAGATTCCAGGGATGAGTAAGGCTTTCAGTGATATTTTAGAATTTAGTGGAATAAACAATACTGATTTTTCCATGATTACTTCTATGCCTTCTCCTGTGCAATCACCTGTCGGTACTCCTGCTGAATTATCTTTAACACCTACAGCATGACCGAAGACCAGAAAGCAAAAGTTATTCGCTTCTTAAATGATCAAACAATGTCTAATGCGATTTATGATGTTTTATTGAAGTCTTTTTTGAAGGCCACAAAAGATCGAAATGTAGAAAATCTAGCCGCATCCATGATCGCGATAGAGAGATTGGACGAAGCGTGGAAAGAGCTATCTAAGTTCAAGAGTGAGCAGAAAACTAAACAAGAAGATAGATTACAAAGAGGATTATAGTTTTGCAAAATAAAATATGGTATAATTAAGTGTAATTAAATATAAAAATGGAAACAAAAACAAAAAAAGTATTAGGAGTAGTTGGATTAGTAATTCTTTTGCTGGTGGTTTTTAATTACTCCTCTCGGGAAGTTCCGCTTGGTGGTTTTCAGAATGGAATTGTGTTGACGGTCGCAACTACCTCTCAACTCTCGGTCGGTACTACAGCAATATCTGTTTTTGCTACTTCTACTTGTGCAACAAGGGTTATTTCTACTACCGATAGGGCGATTATGCTTACTTTTAGTGATCGTTTGAATCAAACTCCGACAGGTGTTTTTGGACATCTGCAGTCGGCATCAACAACTGTTAGTTATGATGCGGGGATTTATGGTTGTGGATTGTATAAAGTATTCGGATTTGACGCTAAAAGTAATATTACAGTCACAGAGCTTAGGTAAAATAATTATAATTAAAAATATAAAAAGATGAAAGGTAAAAATAGTGTAAAAAAAAATAAGAAGGTGGGTCGGAAGAAGAGCAAAAAAACAAAAGTCGGATATTAAAAATTAAATTGTAAAATGAAAAAAATGTTAATAGAAAATTTAAAACCAATCCTTTTAGGAATACTGTCTATTCTAGGAGTTTTAGTAGGAGCATTGACTGGAGGTTATGCGACTTCTGTACCATCAGATACTAGTTTTGGAGCTTTTCCAGGCCCAGATGTCTTTGCCAATGTAAATGTGCATGGAACTTTTACTTCTGGTGATGGAACAGCGATTGCGACTTCTACCACTGCGAGTACATATACATTTGTGCAGAAAGATTTAGAAAATTATTCTTTGATAGACTTGATGGAAAATACTGCCGCCGCGAGCTTTACGTTACCTGCAACATCAACAATGATGCAATTGCTTAAAGGAACAGGAGCTAATAGAGAATGGTTAATCCATAATGCAACAAGTTCAACTAGTATTACATTAACTTTGGTGGCTGGTGCTGGAATGGATTTAGTAGCAGTTACAACTAATGATGATGTAATTGATCCTGGGGAATACACTCGATTGACTTGTTCTCAAATCCCTTATCGTGCCGCTGATAATGAAAACATTGTCTGTATCGTAGATGAATTGGCCAATGCCGATTAAAACTCTTTGTAATTTAACTTGCTGGGTTGTCACTCCCGCTATCAAAAGTGAAAGGTTCTCAAACCTTTAAATTGAATTTATTCGTAACAGGTTATGATTCCTTACAAAATCAATAACATATCATTATGACTAATGAACATGAGGTGGTAGATGAGTTAGCCGATGTCAAGGAGATTGAAGGTGACGAGTCTACAGACTGGCAAGGGGAACATAAGAAACTGATTGAAAAAGCAATAAAGAATCGAGAGCGAAACAAAAAGCTTCGTGAGGATTATAAACTTTTACAATCGGAAATAGAATCTTATAAAAGCTCCAAATCAGAAGTTCCAACCTCTAAAAATGGAACACAGCCCGATGAATTTGGTCTTTTACAAAAGTCGTTTCTTCGTACCGCGGGCATTATAACTCCGGACGAAGTAGAGCTAGTTAGGAGCACTGCTAAAAAGTGGGGCATACCTTACGATCAGCTAGATAAACTTGTTGATGACGAGGATTTCAAGATAAAGATTGAAAAACTGCGTACTGACAAGTCTAATGCTGTGGCTACATCTAATCTAAGAGGGGGTGGAGGTAAATCAGAAGCCAAAAATACTCCTGAATATTGGATAGCAAAAGGTGTACCACCATCTTCCGAGCAAGTTCCTGATAAAAAGACCCGAGTTACTATTGCCAGAGCGATGATGAAAAATGCAACTACTGGGGGCAAGAAGTTCTATAACGACTAAAAGTAAAAACAATTTTGTGGGGCATTATTAGTTTAATATCCACAAAAAATGTCAGTAGCTTAATAACATGGGCTACTATAAATCTTCTCTGATTGACATGGAAACCCAGAGATGGGCAACATGGGCGAAGATAGTTCATTGAAACCCCCAAGTAATTCATAGGTTGACATACGAGACCGATTTTCATATACATATCTTATGAGGAAAGGTCAAAAAATGCCTGAAGAATTGCGACTAAAAAGGATTGAATACATGAAGGCTCATCCGCTAAAATATTGGCAAGGCAAAAGCCGGAAGTATTACACACTTTCTGCTGAAGGTCGCCAACGGATAATAGAGGGTCTAAAAAATAGACGCGTATCCGAAAATGTATTGAAGCATGTCGCAAATTTAAATAAAGGCAAAACAGGCAAGGATCACCCCTGTTGGAAGGACGAAAAGAAACGTCCCTTGTATGGATCAATTCGTGAATTATATGAGTACAGAAAATGGCGAGATAGTATCTTTGAGAGAGATAATTATATTTGCATATTATGTGGAAAAAGAGGCGGAGACATTCAAGCCGATCACTTCCCAAAAATGTTTATAGATATAATTACTGAAAATAAAATTGACACTATTGAAAGGGCACAAGGCTGTGATGCACTTTGGAATCTCCAAAATGGTCGCACTCTTTGTATCAAATGCCACAGAGGTACTTTTAATTGGGGTAGGAACTTTCACGCTAAACGACTAAGCGAGAAGAAACTTCAGTAAAATGAAGTTATGCGATAGTCTGCTCTGCAAAGATAATCATAAAGAAATTGCAGAAGGAGATCCGAAGAGGTCTCCTCCCGCGAAAGCGGAGTAACAAGAAGGAATACCATAACTTACGAAACACTGTTTGAGGATGTGTTGCAAGACCGTTTGGATCACCCAACGACTTGGAAAGAGATGTGCGATGTGCTCATCACTGACACCCGAGTTATTTCGAGTTCCTACTGGTCTACAACACCATCCGTTCAGACAGTAACACGTGGCACAGGCCACTCGATGCAGACATTCGCAGAGACAGCCGACACCTTGACCATTTCAACCGGTCGAGACTTGGGTCTCTTCGTAGATTGGGCAGACTTAGCGCAGTCGCCTTGGACAAAACCTGCAGAACTATTCGATAGAATAGGTGCGCTCTTGAATGAGTTTATTGAGACAAACGTGCTGGCACAGCACGCCTCTTGGACAGACTTTGATAATGCTTCAATCGGTGGTGCCGCAGGAAATATTACAGTTTCCTCGACCAATATTGATGATATTATCCGAGGAGTTAAGAGGGAGATCAGAGAAGCAAATGGACAGGCGCAGATGAATGCAAATGGCGTTGGCTTTATCTGGAGAGTAGCCGACTTTGAACTATTAGAAGCATATATGCAAGCTAACGGCTTCACTACTGCTGATATGGCACTCAAGGCGGGTACAGTAGAGGGTGTGCGTTATCTAGGAGTTGATCATTGGTTCTCAAACGAACACGCTGCCAACCATGTCTTCGCTGGCGTAAAGAAACAGCAAAGACTAGGTATTCTTCGAGGCACTTATGGTAAGGCTCACACTATTGATTTTCCTGCTGGAGATACCAACACTTATCTTTCTGGGCGAAGTTACTACTCTCGAGTAGATATTGGACACTTAACACCAAATACAGTCGTTTCGATTGTGTACGATGTTAATGTAGCCTAAGTAGTTGTCTTAACCTTCTGCCCTTCTTGTGAAAGGGTAGAGATGTGAAGATAATAATAAATAAATGGCAACCATAGCAGACATAAACCAAGAAGCGAGAGATTTAGTAGACGCAGATACAACCTCGTATCCGGCGGCGACACTTCTTCGGAGGATAAACGAGGCTTATGAGAAAGTAGTTGGCTGGATTATTAACGCAGATGGAACTTGGCAGTTTGATGATACCAACTACAGTGATTTTCCTATTGGTACCTTTACGCTAGTTAATGGTCAAGAGAAATATAGTTTTAATGATCGTTTTCTACAGATAGAGGAAGTTCAGATAATGGATAAGGCGGGTAAATATCGAATAATAACTCCTGTTGATCAGAGTGAGTACAGCGACCTTGTACCCTTAACAGAAGCCTATGCCACTGATGGATTGCCGGAATTTTACGATAAAATAAGCGATGACACGATTAGGCTTTTACCTGCTCCTGATAATGGCGTGAGCGTCACTCTTGCGGCCGGGCTTAAGATTAAATTTAAGCGAACAGCCGATCTCTATACTTCGGCGCAAGTAACAACTGGGACCAAAGTGCCTGGCTTTGCAACTGCGCATATGATTCTTGCCAATATGGCTGCTTTGCCTTATGCAAGTTCATATAAAAAGGACAGGGTTGCGTCAATAAAGGCAACGATACAGGAGATGAAGACGGATTTATTAAAACATTACGGCCTTAGGCAAAAAGATGTGCGTAATATAATGACACCGCGTAAGATAAAATATATTTAATGTCAGTTGTGTCATTAACATTAGGGGAGGCAAAGACAAATGCGAGTTTAAGTCTTGAGACCAAAGACCCAGGTCTTACTTGGGATACGATTGTGGGTACATGGGATGAAGCAAGCGGCACATGGGAGACGGCGTTAAGTTCACTTGCGAGGGAGGCAAAGACAAAGGTTTCGTTAAGTTTAGAAAGCAAATAAATATGATGTTTAATTTTTTAACTACTACTTTAACATCGGCTGTAATTACTTTATTAAGTGCAATAGGTATTTATAACTATCTTCCTATTGATTATTTAGAGTATAACAGATCGGAGACAAGACTAGGTTCAACTATCACCACTATCAACGCAACGGACTTGATCAAGGACTCTAGGGCAACCATAAATACTAACTTTACAAATTTAAACAATACCAAGATTGAGAATTCTACTACCTCCGTGGCCGCGATCACTACTCTTTCCAATCTTGTCTCTATTGGAACCATTACAACTGGTGTATGGAATGGAACGACATTGACAGTAGGTTTCGGTGGAACTGGATCAACCACATTATCTTCTAATCAAGTCTTATTAGGTAATGGCACAACTGCGATAAAAACAGTTGTAGGCTACGGTACTACTGGACAATTTTTAACATCAAATGGAGGTGTGGCTGCCCCTACTTGGCAAACATCGGCAGTGGATCAGGCGATAAATTATACATGGACTGGGGCGCATACTTTCAACACAGCTACAACTACTTTAAATGCGACAACAACAATAGCCGCTTCAGGAACATCAACTGTGCCTGTAAGATTCAATTCTTTGCCTTATGCTTGGCCTACATCACAATTTACTAATCCTCTTTCGATAAGTTCAACTCTTACCCCTTATTCAACGAACACTCCATTGTTTATGTTTAATAATGGAAAAGGGGATTTAGGATTTACTTACCCCGATTGGCAATTTATAGCATCTACAACACTTACTTCTGCTTCAGCGACAACTACTGTCTCTAATATACCTCCAAGAAAATTCTTAAAAGTTTTTATAGAAACTACTGGGTCGGCTGGCAACGATGATTGGGCGCTTAGATTTAACCTTGATGGAACTGGGACATATGGAGTAAGAATTAGTGAAAATGGCGGTGTTTCAGGTGCTAGTAATGCTAATCCTAGTTTAAATTTGAATAGTACTGCGTTTGATACAGACGCGTTTTGGGATATATCAATCCAAAATACGGAAAACAGGCGAAAACAAGTTAGTTTTCAGGGGGTAGTAAATTCTACGGGAGCTAACGCCCCGACTTCCGTTGAGGGTGTAGGTGTTTGGAATAACACCACTGCACAAATAAACGCCATTAGTCTTAAAACTGGAAGCAATAATCAAGATACTGAAACGACCAAAATAACGGTTTATGGATCAAGAGAATAAAATGGGACTAAAAACACCACCACAAATCATACGAGATTTCAGTCTAGGAATGACCAATGAACCTAGAGAAAGTGATACTCGTTTTTCCCAACTTCTTAAAAACTATGATGCGCATACATTCAAGAATAAATTAGTTCCTTTTAGAAGTTCAGAGAGTGGAGACGATGCACCGACTACAAGCAAGAAAAAGAATTTTGTTGTTGCTTTAGAAACTGGCTCAACTTATAGCTTATACGCCTTAGGGGTAGTTAGCGGAACAACCAGAGCGGAGATACTTCGAAAAAATTTAACCACTGCAGCCAGTGGATTAAATGATAATACTTGGATATCTCCTGCGGCTAATCAATCAGCAAACACTTTTTCTTGGTTTGAGCTATTTGTTTTCTACAGACAGACTGGATTGATCTATGGGGCCAGAGGCACTTCTGCAACAGCAGGAACAGCTATTTGGGCCTTTAGTCCAACTGGTACGGCTTTCTCCGAGTCAAATTTAACTGTGACCTTTACCCACATAGGACAAGGTTTGGTTCACTCTAAGGATGACAACCTTTACATCCCTTACTACAACAACGCCGGCGCAGCAGGAGCGAAGTCTTTTATAGCTAAAAACGATAATGGCTCTTGGACGGCCACCGCATTAACTCTTCCCGACCATCTTATCCCCGTCTCTGTCGCTGAATATGGCAACGCTCTTGCTATCGGGTGTAAACCGGCTTCAGGTGTTGGTGAATCCGTAGTCTTTTTGTGGAACAGGGACGAGACAACGACTGTTTTATCCCAGAGTATTCCTTGGGGAGAAGGGAGTTTAACGATATTAGAGGAGATTGAAGGTTATTTGGTTGGCGTTTCGTATGTAGGAACATCTGCCATCAATTTCAAACAGAAAGCTGTCTTTAAATATTACGCTGGTTCCAAGCCCATTACTTTTCTGGAGCTAGTGAACGATACAACCTTTGATGATAGTCCTAACGATATCCCTATCGTTAAACAAAAAGTCAATAACTATCTATATTTTTCAATGAAGATTACTCTAAACGGAGTAATTCAACATGGTGTTTGGAAGATAGGGAGAACAAAGAGTGGTACATTCTCGGTGGTTATGGATCGACCGTGGGACAATGATACCGTTCCGGTAGCGGCGGATGAGGTCTTTGCCTTCTTTTTAGTTGGAGATTTTATGTTTATCGCTTACGCGGACGGCGGTGTGCATGCTGTATCAAAGACGAACGACACTAACTTAAATGCCGTTACTGCTATTTGGGAGACTGTAATCATAAACGACGGAGACTCCTCTGTGACTAAGAAATTACTCGGAGTAACGGCTATACACGAAGCTCTACCCGCTAATGGTCAGATCGTGGTCAAGTATAAGAAAGATGAGGAAACAACTTTTACGACGATTCTTACAAACACAACTTTAAACTCTTTGCGAAAGACTGCCATAAACATCGAAAGTAGTGGAGCCACTTTACCTCAATACAAAGAGATTACTTTTAGGGTGGAATCAACAGCCGCAGTAGGTGGTACAACTGGCGATATTGGTGTACCAACAGGTATTAAATGGGTGTCTGAAGTTATCGCAGATGATAAGTTTGATTAACATGGAAGAAAAAATAAGACAAATCATACGAGAAGAGTTACAAAGTATTACAGATATTGATAAATCTAGTGTAACTACTGAACAGGTAAGAGAAATCTTCAGAGAGGAGTTTCCAATACAGTTAGCTCAAAGCGTAACTACCCTAGAAGGTAATCTTCAGTTACTTGATAGCCGTAATATTATAGTTGGAGCTACAACTGGTACGAAGATTGGAACTGCCACCACACAGAAACTTGGTTTTTTTAACTCTTCACCTGTTGTTAGACAAACCGATGGTGCTGGATTAACAAACAATGTCGCTGCGGGAGGAGTAAATGATACTATCGCCAATTATACAGACTTATCTACTTATTCTAACGATGCGGCCGCCATTAGAAATGACATACATCAACTGGCTAGGAAGTTAAAAATTATTGGGGATGCTCTTAGAACATACGGGTTTTTAAGTTAAAAATGTTATAATATATATATGGTAATCACACAAGGTCGTTTAGATGAAATAGGAAGATTATTACAATCTGGTCAAGTAAAGCTACCAGAATTTGGTGTTGTAGCACTTCCTGATTCACCCAGTACAGGTTTATCTTCGTTGGGAAAAGTGATTGACATAAGTTCCGGTCAAGAATTAGGTAGTATAAGTCCGTATGGAACTCCAACTATTACAGGACAGAGATATAGTGGTACTATCACAGGCGCTAATCTAGTTCCAAGTGTAACTCCTAACTATACAACTCCAGATCAAACAAATTATTCATCTGTTACTGTACCGACTGTAGCGGCTAATGAACTTTCAGCTCCTCAACGACAAGAAAGTGATTTTAATAAAAGAATCCAAGATTTAAACGAAATTATCGCTGGTAGACCTGCTTATGAAACTGAACAGAGAGCGGCCCGAGGTATTCAAGGTAGAGAAGCCACAGAAGCAAGTTTGTATAATCAGCTTTTAGGATTAAAGGCCCAGACAGAAAATATCCCCTCAATACTCCAAGCAGAATCAATTGGAAGAGGTAGAACTGCTGGAGGCATTGAACCTATAGAAATCGGGAGATTAAGAAAAGCCGGTATCCAAGCTAATATCTTAAATGCTCAATATAGTGCCGCTAGGAATGATCTTGCTAATGCCGAGAGACAGCTAACTCAAGCAGTGAATGATAAATTCGCTCCTTTTGAAGCTGAAAGAGATGCAAAGTTGAAGAATCTCCAAATGGTGCAAAGTTCTCCTGAATATTCTGAAGCCCAAAAACAAAGAGCCGCCACAGCAGCAGCTAAGATAGCTGCAGACTCGGCTAAAAAAGAAGCGGCCAAGACAGCCGTCTCAGATATTCTAAAATTAGCTAACATTGTGGCCGCTAGTTCCGTTCAAGATGTTGGAAATGCTGTGGTTTTACAACAATTAAGCGCATTAACCGAAGGAGATAAGGGATTGAATTTAACTCAATCGGATGTATTTAAAGCTCTTGGAATTGCTCAGAAATATCTCGCTAAAACCCCAGATGTAACTGCAGTAATAGGTAGCATAGAAGAATTTAAAGCAGTTAATGGAAGATTACCAAAAGATACTGCGGAATTGAATAAATTTACTCAAACGAGAAGTGCCGCGGGGAGAGCACCTAGTGTTGATGGAGTAGTACAAAAAACTATTCTCGGTGGTCTTGTCAAAGAAGAAAGAGCTTATGTGAATACTGTTCAAGATAATGCAAGACAAGATGAAAATATAAAGACCTTTTCATCTGTTAGAGCCTCTTATCAAACAGCCCTTTCTGCTGCCGGTAGAAAAAATGGAGCAGGAGATATTGTACTTATGAGGATGATTGCTAAAATAACCGATCCGACAACAGGTGTGCGAGAGGAAGAATTTAGAACCTTTGAGGGAGCACAATCAACTCTTGCAACCTATGGCATAGCTCTTACTAAAAAGATGTATGCTGGAGATAGATTAACTCAATTTGGTCGAGAACAACTTTTAGATCAAGCTAATGATATTTATTCTCAAAGAAAAGAAGCTTATGATGCTTCTTATAACTTCTTTGTAAATCAATTAAATGAGGCGGGATTAGAGGGTAAAAAGTTTATACCATATTTTGTAGCACCTGGAATAGAGAAGTCCACTGGAATGTTACGAAGTGCTGATGGAACACAAGAAGTTAGTTTGGTAGATTTGACACCTATTCAAATCGAAGAAGCTAAAAAAGCTGGATGGAAATAATATGGCACTATCTTTTCAAGATAAAATAAGACCTGTGCCGACATCAACTTTATCGTTTCAGGATAAGGTTAAACCCGTTACTTCTGTTACTCCCGAAATCCCAGAACGAACATCATTAGTGGATAATATATGGACTGGATTAGTTAATAAATTATCTGGCGAACCTTTAGTTTCAGCAGAAGAACCAACTGCATTAGAACCCACCGGTATTTTAAAAACAGCTGGGAGAGTATTAGCTAATATTCCAACGGATATTGCAGGATTGGCGACAGGTTTATTGAAAGCACCTGGGCAGACTTTTGAAACTCTTTTACAACTTCCATCTGCAGTAAAAGGATCGTTAAAAGAAGCTGGCGTAAAAGAAACGCTAAAAGCTTTTGATCCTTTGGCTGCTCTTTGGGGACTTGTGCCTGGAGCAACTCAAAACATTATAAAAGCAATGGACGCTAGCTTAAGAGGCGAAGACCCAGCTCAATTTCTAGATGAAGCTCGAAGGGATATTGAAGAACATCCCGTAGGGAACATATTGCCATATCTTGGATTGTACGCACCTAAGGGGCCTAGGGGTCTAGGGGAAGATATTACTAAGGGAGTTAAGATAGGAAAAGAAATAATAACTACTGGGACTTCTGATCTTTATAAGGCAATTACGGAAAAAAGTCCTGAACAAGTGGATGCCTATTTAACAAAACAATTTACTAAGGGTGTCAGGCCTTCTGTTGTGGGGAAAAAGACACTTGGTCAACAAGAAGCATATCAAGAAAGAGCATTATCTGGAGTAAAAACAATCGTAGAAAACAAACCTAATCTCAAAATATTAGATGAATTTGGTGATGCGACAGGGAATCTTCCTCAAACACTTAATGAATTTGCTCAGGGAATTGAACAAACAAGAAAGCAAATCTTTTCCCAGTACGATAGTTTACAAAAATCTGCTGGACAAAAAGGAGCTGTTGTCGAACTTAAATCAATTGCAACTGAATTAAAAACAATTTCAGAAGATATTGTTTTGCAAGACAACGTACCAGAGATTGTGGATTATGTTCAAAAAAGAGCTGAAAGTTTATCAAAAAGAGGTTCTTATAATACGGAACAAACTCAAAAAGCAATCGAACTATACAATCAGAGTTTAAATGCTTTTTATAAAAATCCTAGTTATGATACTGCAACTAAAGCAACAGTTGATGCAATGATAGTTAATCGCCTACGATCTGGGTTAGATTCAGTTATTGAATTAACTGAAGGTGCTGGTTATCAAGAATTAAAAAACAAATATGGAGCACTTAAAACAATCGAAAAAGATGTTATTCATCGTTCGATAGTAGATGCAAGGAAAAATAACAAGGGATTACTTGATTTTACAGATATCGTTTCTGGAGCAGATGCTATTAAGGGAATACTTACAATGAATCCAGCGGAAATAGCCCGCGCTGGATTCATGAAGGGGATAAAAGAGTATTTTAAATACCTAAATGACCCTAACACAGCGATAAAGAAACTGTTTGAAACAGCCGAAAAGTATCAGTCTAGCGGTTCTCCCACCAAAGGATTATCAAATACACCAATATCGGCAGTAGAAAATACATTATCACCAACTCTACAAGAACAAGGTAAGGTTGTCAATAGTGTACCTAAAATTCAAAATAAATAAACCACCTATAAAATGGTATAATGAACAAATGGCTTTAGATAAAAATCTTAAAAACTTAAAAATACTTCTCTCCGCTATGGAGGATGACCACCTCGGCAAAGAGGAGTTTATAAAGTCCTTTGAAAGCGTGGTACAACTCATCCAAAAAATGCAAATAAAGAATCAAGAAGAAATTACTGAATTACAAAATCTTTACGAAACCACAGTTGTTTCTTTAAAAGACAAAAACAGAACTGATATTGCAGAAGTGAAAGAGCAAGTTATGTCTTACTGCATGAAAGAAATGGAAAATATGATGACGGCGCACACAGAAAAGATGGAGGCAATGGACGCAAAGATTGCATCAGTAGTAAATGGAAAGGATGCAGACGAAGTAAAAATCGTCCAAGATGTTTTAACTCAAATAAAACTTCCTGAATATAAGGAAACTGTCTTAGACACACCGGAACAGCTTAGGGATAAGCTCGAATCCTTAGAAGGCGGAGATCGTTTAGATAAAGACTCAATCAAAGGCTTACAAGAAGAAATGGCTAGTCTTAAAGAATTGATTGTAAAAGTCGGCACTAGCAGGGGCGGTGGAGGCCCTAATGCGAACGCAGTACAGAGTTTTGATATTTCAAGCCAATTTGACGGTGTTCTCAAGGTTTTCCAGATACCGCGACATAGAGTTGCGTTAATGCTTATTTCTAGTCAATTTCCTATAATTTTTCGCCCAACAACAGATTTCACAACCGCAAATGTTGCCTTAAATTTAACAGCCGAAGTCTCTGCCCCGACCGCAGGACAAACGGGGATATTTCTTTATATAAAATGATGAAAACTATATTTAAAATCACCTTAATAGTCTTAGCTAGTTTCATGTTCGGCAGATATGTCCTTGCCGCGCCTCTCTCAAATCTCCTTAGAAGTGTTGTACCAGAAACAGATAATAGATATTTTGTAGGCACCACTACGGCAAAATGGCGAGGAGCATTATTTGGTTCTGCAACATCTACTGCGGATAATGGTTGGAATATAACCGCCGGCTGTTTCTCCATAAATAGCACCTGCGTAGGCGGTGGCGCAGGCACAATAACTGGAAGCGGAGTAAACAATACTTTAGTAGTGTGGACTGGAACAACCGCCATAGGAGCCACTTCTTCTCAACCTCTTACGGTGGGTTCAATCAATGCGACTACTACGGCTACATCTACTTATGCAGGCGGAATAAATGCAACAAGTGGCTGTTTTGCAATCAATGGAACCTGCGTAGGTGGAGGCGGAGGCGGTTCAGGCACAATCAATTCAGGCACCATAAACCGATATGCTTACTATTCAGGAGCGACTACTTTAGACTCGGCTAATTATCTGACAACGGATATAACCAATCAAAGACTGGGAGTAGCCACGGCGACACCTTTTGCCTCATTGTCTGTGGCAGGAATTAGTGGACAGACTGTGCCTGTGTTTGCTGTTTCTACTTCTACGGCTTCGGCTACAAGCACTGCTTTTATTATAGATAAAGACGGATTAGTTGGAATTGGAGATGAGACTCCTGCAAGTTTACTTACTGTGGGAAACGGAGATTTATTTCAGATAAACTCATCTGGTCTTGCGCTACATCCTCTTGGTTTAGTTGGGACTCCCTCGATTTCTTTTGTCGGAGATACTAATACTGGAATGTGGTCATCGGCGGCAGACACGCTAAACTTTTCTACAGCAGGAAGCGAACGGATGCGGATTGATTCTACTGGTAGAGTGGGTATCGGTACTGCAGCACCTTCGGCCACTCTCGGAACCATAGGCACTATAAATTTTGGTAACGTAAAGGGAAGTGGGCAAGATATTAACTTCTATGGCGGTAATTCAGGTTCAACCCGCACATATTTTAGAGTGAGGGCTGATCTTGATTCCAGACTTCAATTTTTTAATAACGGAACTGACACGCTCGGGGGCCAGTGGTTTACAGGAACAGGAGGGATGGAATTTTCGGCAATGGCTAATCGTAATATGGGTTTTAGAACTGGTGTTGATAATAACAATTTAACCACCCATCTAACTATTGGTGATACGACTAACAATGTAATTCAACCTTCATATTTTGACAATGGAAACCTAGGGATTGGGACTAGCACGCCCAATAATCCTCTCCAAATTTTGGGTAATACTTCTCCCCAACTTCTTCTTACGTATGGTTCTGGGGGTGCCAACGCAAAACATTTTTATGCTTCTTCCACTGGAAGCGCTTTAGCCCTCGGCACTCTCAATGATAGTCTTTCGACATATACGGAACTAGTGCGGCTTAATTCTACGGGGTTTGGCATCGGTACTACCTCACCCGGTACAATGCTTTCTGTAGCAGGCGATGGTGTAATCGCAGGAGCAACAACATTTAGGCAATTCAACGCTACTTCCACCACTGCCACTTCAACCATTCAGGGCTTTCTTGATGTCAACGGCACCGGCACCAATGCTACTAGCACCATAGCAAGCAATCTCTGGGTAAAAGGAACATTAAGAACTGGCACTAACTCTGTATATTTTAGTGACGATGGGATCACTGTTAGTGGCGGTACAATCACACAGACCACTGCCGCCACAACTAGCTATACTGGAGGTGTTTCGATGGCAACATTAAATGTAACTTCGACCACCGCTACATCAACAGGCTCAAATGGTTTCAATCTTACGGGCGGCTGTTTTGCAAGAAATGGCACTTGTGTGGGAGGTACGGGGACAGTTACTTCAGTCGATGTGGGAGGTGGAGCCAGTGGGATGTCTTTCACAGGAGGGCCCATAACAACTTCAGGCACTCTAACAATGAGTGGCACGCTTGCCGTAGCCAATGGCGGTACAAATAATAC